CAAAGGGTATGTTGTTAGTTTTGCTAAAAATGGCAATGAAGATCAGGCTACAAACTTTTATACAAAACGTAGCAACCTAAATGACGATATGCAGTCGGATTATTTTGCAGGAACGTTTCACGATAACATTTCACAGGCGTTCAGATTTGTTGACGCAATGACCAAAAACAAATAACACCAACGGGGCGCAGCATCCGACCAACTGCATAACCTTAAAACCAAAACATCATGAACTGGAAACAATTTTTAGCCGTGCCGATCTTCCTGCTAATTATAGCAATAATGTTCGCAAAAGCGTGTAATCAATATGACGAGCGTCATCCACGCGATATGCACGCCCCGACCATCTTCGTCACCGATAGCACGGAGGCGATTAAGAACTGCGACGAGTGCATCAAACGCAACGTCAAGAAGCGTGTGAGCTACGAAGCAGCGGTAAAATTATGCCGTGCGTTATGGCTCAACGACACAACAGGACAAGCGGAACCACTCAAGGCTGACGAATGGGTGGATCATGAATAAGTAAACCAATAAACCAAATAAACATGACAACAGAAACCAAAACACAAGCAGAATTGCTGCAAATCTTAACCGAGATTAACGACAAAATATCTTTGGAGTTATTCTACTCTATCGAGACATCACACGGTAAGATCAGAATGCAGGGACATTACAGTAAGCAAGTCCGTAAGCAATGCGAGACAGCATTTGACACATCATTCTACCTTACCGACGAGAATTGGGTAAAATTGCAGCATGACGAGTTAAACCTATCTATTTACTTAACCTTACCCGAATAACTATGAAATCAACATTAACAAAGTACGTCACCATCAACTTCTTTATGGATGACACGGAAGGCATATCCTTTGACGTTCCTGTACACGTAACAGTCAGCGAGGTAGCAGGTGACTGGTATAATGAGAAACAAACGGACATCAACGCGGTAATCGACTACAAAGATTTGACCGATGCGATTCAACGCTTTGCGGACTTTATGAAGCAGGACGTGATCAACTATGTAGAAACGGAAGTAATCGACAACCTATGAAGTCAATAGATAAATTAAACCGCAAGATCAAATTATTAGGCATCAGTAAGTCGCACGTGGCAAAGTTAATCGGATGCAGCCGTCCGCACCTTTACAGGATATTGCGCGGTGAACGCTACTTAACTGATGCGCAAAAAAAATCTTTACAGGACAACCAACTAATCTAAATTTTATTTACATTTGTGTAAATTAAAACCAAAACAAAATGAAACAGAAAACAGAACCAAAGATCGTGGACGGCATCGAATATCCTGCCGACTTCGATCAACAAACGGAGGTGCAAGAGCAACCTGCCGAGCAACCAACAGCCGAAGTGCCTATTGTAATTGACGAACCTGTAGCGATACAACCGCGTCAATTTAATCAAGCGGTGAGCGTGTTCACCAATGCAGAATCGTTTGAACTGGCGCAACGTCAGGCAAAGGTGTTAGCAGCATCACAGTTAGTGCCTAAGACATATCAGGGCAACATCGCTGACTGCATCATTGCAATCGAAACCGCATCGCGTATCGGAGCGTCACCGCTAATGGTTATGCAGAACCTGTACATCGTTCACGGCAAACCTGCATGGTCGAGTAATTTCCTGATTGCAACGCTTAACGCGTCAAGCGCATGGGGTACGATTGGCTATGAGGAATCGGACAAAGACGGTGGATCATGCCGAGCGTATGCAGAGGACAAGCGCACAGGCGAATTAAAGCACGGAATCTGGGTGAGCGTTAAGATGGCAACGGACGAAGGATGGGCAACGAAAGCAGGTAGCAAATGGAAGACAATGCCACAGCTAATGTTGCGCTACCGTGCTGCCGCGTTCTTTGTGCGACAGTTTGCACCTGAGATCAGCATTGGCATCCAAACCTACGAGGAAGTAATAGACGTACAATCACAACCACTAAAACAGAACACACGATGGACACAAGAATAGAAGCCAACAGTTTTGAATGGCATCAGGCGCGTGTAGGCAAATGGACTGCAAGTCACCTGTATGACCTAATCTGCACACCTAAAAAGCGACCACGTCCGTATGTGATGCAGACGTTAGCGGAGCGATTGACTGGCGAAAGTCAGGAGGATTTCTACGAGAGCGCGGACATCGCACACGGTGTAGAAAATGAATTCCGTGCATTTACATGGCTCGAAAAGTTAGTGCCAACCGTAACGCTCGAAGATAGCAGCTATTTTCAGCAATGGGATGAAGTGCCTACATTTGGCGCAACGTGTGATCGTGTTGGTACGTATGCAGGTGAACCGTGTATCTTTGAGGTTAAATGTCCTAAGACAACTACACATCTACGTTATTGCCTGATGGAAAGCGTCGAGGACTTAAAGAAGGAAATGCCAAAATACTACTGGCAGATTGTTGCAGGTTGTATCGTTCACGGCATTGATCGCGGTATGTTTGTGTCATTCGATCCACGTGTTGATGACGAATGCGGATTGTATTACCTATCTTTTATCGTGCCTGAATCCGACATCGAAGCAGGTAAAATCCGACATCGAAGCAGGTAAAGAAGCTATCCGGAAAGCAGAAACAGAGTTGCAGGAATTAAAAACAAAACTGAACATCACACAATTTAAGATCGGATAATGAAGTACAAATACAAGCGCGACGGGAATGAAGCAGAAATTGTCAAGGCTATGGAAGCCATTGGTGCAACCGTGAACAAGATCAACGGACGCGACATTCCCGACCTGCTTGTGTCGTATCGCGGTAAGTGGTTTGTGATGGAGGTTAAAACCAAAACAGGCAAACTGCGCGAAGGTCAGGAGCGATTCCAACAAGTCAACTGCGCTCCCGTGTACGTTGTACGAACATCAGACGAAGCAATTGAATTATTAACCAATAACTAAAATCAAATAATCATGGAAACCAAAACACAAAAATCAGCATTGATTCAGGCCTTTATCGACAACAATCATTTAACGGCGATTACAGCGTTCAAATTGACTGGATCAATGAAACTATCCACCCGCGTCCCTGAATTTGAACAGATGGGCTTAAAATTCAAGAAAACACCTATTCAGTTCAAAACCAAGTACGGAACATCTGGCAGATATAACGAATATGCGCTTGTCAATAAGTCAGACGCAAAAAGACTGCTAAAAGATTTGCAGAAAGGAAATAAGTAGTATATTTGCTCATTAGGTCGTAGCTGACCAATAACAAATTATGTCACAAGCAATTTATTATAATCCCGTTTGGGGTGCATCAACACGGAGGGTCGATTTGTCCCAACAGCTACCCGTGTTGAACACTTCGACGGGATTTACTTTTTAATTATGGCTAAAAAAGCTAAATCAAATTGGGAAATATCCTGCTTCGGATGGGATGGAATATCAGGCGTATATTGTGTTTGTCACAACTACTTAGGTGTACGTCAAATAATTTATGTTGGTCAGTCTGCAAATATTGGTAAGCGTGTACTTGCAGTAAATCATCCTTACATTAAAAGCTATCAGAAAGGTCTACCAGTTTATATCTTGTATCGTGAATGTGCTGAAAAGAATACGCGAATAGAATTAGAACGTAGGTTAATTAAAAGATTAAAACCAATCTTAAATATTCAATACAATGGCTAAGGATTTTGCAGTATTATTTAACATTGATAAGTGGCTAAAAGCAACGGCAGGAATGGATGCGGATGCTCGTGGATGGTATGTCAACCTTTTGCTGCATCAGTACGATAAAAATGGACTACCAAATAACGTAGAGGATTTGGCGTTGTTGGCAGGAGTTCGTTTTTCCGAGTATCAACGATTCGAACAAGTGTTTGAACAAGTGTTGAAGCAAAAGTTTGTCGTTGATGATGATGGTAAACTTCGAAACCCATACATGACCGATGTGTTAAGTGAACGCGTTAACTTTCAAAAAAAGCGTAGTTTAGCAGGTAAGGTAAGTGCAGGATTGCGTAAAATAAGGATTTTTGAAGGTTACGATAAAGGAATGGATCCTATTTTTACTTCATTAGTAACAGAAGAAACTGATACAAAAAGTGAACAAGTGTTGCAACAAATGTTCGAAATTTGTTCCGAACGCCTTAGAAGTAGAAGTATAGATATTAATTATTCTTACAATGAAGGGGGTGTGGGGGAAACAGAAACCGATCAGCCGATACAACCGTTACGTTACATCGACCAGTTCAAACCTCAGCCAAAATTTAAGGTGGAACACATCCAAGAACTACCAAAACAGACATTGTGGTATGAGAACGTAATACGGGCTTATAAAATCAGTCCTGATGACTTTAACAGGCTTGTGGATGAGTTTATATCCCATTGCCATTCGCAAGGAAAGGATGAGGATAAAACGGAACGCGATCTTAAATCACATTTTACTAATTGGCTCGGAGTAAAGCAAAAGAACGGTGAACTAAAACCAAAACCAAAACAGCAGTACAAAAAGTTTAATTTCGACTAATTAACATTAACTTTGTAAACCAAACCAAACCAAATGAACGACAGAAAACCGCCATACAACTTAGACACGGAGCGCGTGGTACTTGGCACAATGGTATTGTTCGAGCAGAGCATTTCGCGTGTGATGGAAATCATTAACGAGCAAACATTTTATCACGAGAAACACCGTCGCATCTTTGCAGCCATTGATCGACTATTCCGTAAGCGCGAAGCAGTAGACATGGTTACCGTTACCAAAGAACTTAAAGCTACAAACGAACTGGAAATTGTCGGCATCATGACCGTTTCCGAGTTGTGCAACCGTGTTGGTAGTGATGTTCACATAGAAGCACATTGCAGAGAGATTCAGGAATTGGCTATGCGTAGGGAAGTGATACAACAGGCTGATCGGTTGATTAATCGCGCTTATGCAGACAGCGTGGACGTGTTTAACATTCGCGATGACGTTAAGCAATTGAACGACTACCTAATGTCTGAAACCACAAAAGGAAAGCAGGTGGTTTCGGTTGCAGAGGTCGTAAAGTTGGAGCGCGAAGAGTACGCTAAGAAAGTTTACGCACGTGAGAATAATTTGCCCACTGGAATAAGCACAGGATTTACCGATATGAACCGTGTCTTTGGTGGATGGCAGCCGTCCGACCTTGTGATACTTGCTGCACGTCCTGCAATGGGTAAGACAGCGTTAGCGTTAGCATTTGCGCGTAATTCTAACAAACCTGTATTGTTCTTTAGCCTTGAAATGTCCGCGCTGCAACTTACCACACGTTTAATCGTGATGGAATCATGCGTCAATTCGCACAACTACAAAAACGGATGTCTTACTACTGACGAACTTCGCAAAGTGGAACAGGCGCGAGGTGTGATAGAAAGCCATCCATTACAGATTGAGGACAAGGCAGGAATTGACTGGCAGGAATTACGAAGTAAGGCGTTGAAAGCCGTGCAAGGTGGTGTCGGTTTAATCATTGTGGACTACCTGCAATTAGTGAGCGTACCAAACGGACGTAATAGAAACCGTGAGGCGATCATCAGCGAAATTAGCCGTGAATTAAAGCGAGTGGCAAAAGATTGTAACGTGCCTGTAATAGCCTTGTCACAATTAAGCCGTGCGGTAGAATCACGCGGTGAGAAACGTCCGCAGCTATCAGACCTTCGCGAATCAGGCGCAATCGAACAGGATGCGGATATTGTAATGTTTATCCATCGCGCTGAATACTACGGTGAAATGCAGGATGAGAACGGTCAAAGCACAGCAGGTAAAGCAGAGGTTATAATTGCAAAGCACCGTAACGGAGAAACTGGCACGGTTGACCTGAATTGGGACGGTGAGCATACTTTGTTCGTTGATCCAAAAAAGACATACATTAGTAACACCTTGCAACCTAACACGGACTTTATACCAAAAACAAACGATTTACCATTTTAACAACTAAAACCAAACAAAAATGAACGAAGAAACAATCGAAGATTTTTACAGCGGTAAAAATGAAATAGATTTGACAGAAGAACTGATTGAGCAAATCGTAAAAGACAATAAATGGGGTGATGTTAAATCACTTAAAGAATTGTCAGACATGGGAGCAAAATGGAATACAGTTAGAAACTCGGTTGTATTTCCTGCAGAATTTTTTTAATGTTATTAACCAAAAACCAAACAAAAATGAAAGCAACAGATTCACAGAAATTTATGTCTGCTACGGGAGCACACTATGTTATCGTTGGTATCAATCGGGCAAATAGTTAACCGCAACCACGCCACAGTCGTTCACGCAATGCGTAGGCATAACAATCGGCACAATACAAAGGCTGATCTTAAATACGCGGAAGCATACAGAACGCTAATGGCTGACCTATCGCCAAAGTTGGATATGTACGCAGCAGCCGACACACCTGAACTTCGCCTCTGCTTTGTTGGTTATGAAATTAACCAGTTGTGGAAGTTGTACGAGTTATGCAAACAGATAGGTGACGAAATCAATATGGAATTGATCGAAATACACATTAAAGCAACGCAGGAACGGATGAGAGTAATTGATTCTTTTATGTGTGTTAATTAATGTCAACAAATAATATCTAAACGATTTGCGAATGTGCGTAAATTGCAGCCCGTGAACAGAGATCAGATCATCACGGAGTTGTATAACAGTAAGGAATTGCGATCAGCAATAAAAGCCTACTGTCGCACATTCGCAGCGCGTGAAGATTTACTGCATCTTGTCATTGAGCGTGTTTGCGCTTTGCCAGAGGAAAACATTTTTAACCTATATCAAAACGGCAAATTAAAACACTACGCATTTATCACAATGGTGCGTGAGGTGATGCTACCGCGATCAAACTTCAACAAACAGAATTTTCCTACCTACGAATTTATCGACGATCTTGAATTGGACGTTGTGGATGAGCAAACGGAGCGCGTTGGTCTCGATCCTGAATTGATACACGAGTTCAAGGCGTTTTGTGATGAGAACAAGACTAATCCCGAATTGTCTTTGCAGTCTTTAGTCACATTGGAGTACATGGAGTACGAACCGATTAAGAAACGCAGCTACCGCGATTTTCAGAAGAAAACAGGCATACATTATTCGTCAGCGTGTGTTTACGTGCGGACAATGGTCAAAGAATTTAATAAAACCAAGCAATGAAAGTAACCGTATTAACCAACGGATTCGGCAAAGACCGTGAATTGATCGCAAACGGTATGGACTTATATCGTCTTTACATGCCTTATTGCCGAATTGACGGAGCGCAAATAGCATCGAAGCATGACATCCTTAATTCGCCCTTAGATAGCGATGTGTACGTCATTAACCGCGCGCATCCGATTGAATTGTTTACCAAGATTAAAGAGGCGGGTAAAAAAATCATTCTTGACATTGACGATTACTGGAAAATACCAACGTGGCATCAACTACACCACAAATCAATTAAAGGTAGAATAGAACACGCGACAAACCTTAAAAACGATGAAGCGGTGCGATACTTTACGCATCAGTTAAATGAGGTTAGCGAGTGGGAGAAGCAAACAAAGGAAGTCGTTAAAATTGTTGATGCTGTTACCTGCTCAACAGAAACATTGGCGCGACATATTAAAAATGAATACGGCATTGAGGCAACAGTAGTGCCTAACACTATTGATCCAAACATTACTAAATTTAGCACGAACAAACAGCCATCAAGATTTACGCGCTTTGGCTTTATTGCAGGTATGTACCGTGAGCGTGATGCTGCTTTGATGTTTAATGGTGTGCGTTCTGCTTACCAGAATAAGCATATACGATCAAAAGTGCAATTCGTAAATAGCTTTAACCTGCATCCGTCATTTACGGAAGTGGAGCGGATGTTTACATTTAACTACACGCAACTTCCTGATTTTTACCGCGACTACCTTAAGTCGTTTGTTCGTGAAGGTAATCACATCGGCAATCAACAGTTTTACAAACGACTATGGGCAAAAGACGCTATTGACTACGGTGTGATGTATGAGGAAGTGGACGTGGCGTTGATTCCAATGGAACACGGTGTATTCAATAGCTGTAAGTCCGAATTGAAGTTGATCGAGGCAGGTTGGACGAAGTGCGCTGCAATAGTTAGCAATGTTTTACCGTATGCTCCGCATTTGAAGCACAACGTAAATGCATTAGTCTGCAATGACAAAGAGGGATGGTTTACGGCTATATTGCGCCTAACAAATGACAAAGAATTGCGCGAACGACTGGCGAACAACTTACACGACTATGTACGGGAGCATTTTAATCAGAACAAAGCACACGAGAAAGTAACACAAGTATTGAACACATTATGATAGGGATAGGAGTAACGGGATGCAATCGACCTGAACACGTACAGTTGACGATTGACCAAATTGAGAAGTACACACAATCACCGTACAAATTGCACGTAAGCATTGACACGGAAA